GGGCGGTGCCGGGTCGCGTGGGGTGAGCGGTATCCGTCCCCGATCACGTCCGCAAACGCTGATTAGCGGACGGAATAATCCGGACGCCAAAACCGCACCCGATGCAACCGTAAGTAGACACCCGGCGTGCCAGCGCCGACCGACCCTCTGCCAAGGAGACCACGCCAAATGTCCAACCGTCGCCGCAAGCGCACCGCCATCACTCGAACCACCGAAGCCATAGTTGCCGACCTCGGCCCCGGCATAACCCGAGACGCGCGCGGGAGGCCGGAAAGCGGGTTCGCAGTCGAGACTATTCAGGCCGGCAAGCCAAAGACGATCATCCACCCCGGCGCCGCCGCTGTGACGGTGGAGAACCGGCCCGATCCATCAATCCCCGACCGCAACGTGCTGGTCAGAGGCGCGCGCCGCCGGCTGGTGCTGCGGGACATGCTGGACCACGGCACCATCACCAAACGCCACCACGATGCGGCAACGCGGTTCGTGGACGACCTCTCGATGGCGTCCGGTCCTTCGGGCGTCGGCAACCTGTCTGGCGTCCGCACCGCTCCCGGAAGCCGCGACGGCATGTCCCCAGCCCAGGCGGCGGCCATCCGCGCCGTGCAGCAGGTTGTCCATCTGCTCGGACTGAACCGTGACACGGTGTTCTGGTGGGTGGTGGTCGATAACGGCTCCCTGCGCGGCTACGAGGAGCGATACCAGCGGCAGCACGGGACGGCCCGCCGGTGGCTCACAGAGGCCCTGGCCGCGCTGGACCGGCACTATTTCGGGGTGCGCGGGCTGTGATGGGCCGCGCTCACGAAACCGATTGACATTCGGGACATCTGGGCGCATCATCCGGAGATGATGGCAGACTTGCGCCACACGGGGCGTCCTACGGGGCGCCCTTTCGATTCCCAGGAGACGGCGCCGGACGGCAGCCCTGGGCGCGCGATGGAGGGTGGCATGAGCATGTATGGCGAGTTTGACGGCCCCAATTGGCGTGACGATCCTCTGGAGAACACCCCACCCGTGCGCCGCTCCCTCAACGACCTTCGCGACGAGATGCGCGCCGTTGCTCGCGGCGACGCCGCCGCGGCGCCGGCCCCGCAAATCGGCGACCAGTGCGCCGACACCGATGGCCTGGCCGTCACCCGCGATCCGCTGCTGGCCGCGCTCGAAGCGTTCCGCCGCGGTGATGCGACGGTGGCGGATCTGATGGCGGCGTTCGCGCCCGCACCAGCTCCGGCGTTCCCCGTCCGCGCCCTACGCCCCCTGCCGCGCGTCGGGGATATGTTCTGCCTGCGGTTCTGAGCGGCCCTGGGATTACCAGTCCACGGGTCTTGGGCTGATCCCTGTTCCTTCCGCGCCGCTTCTGGCGCCTGACAGGACATTGATCGGACATGGCTGGTAAACGCGCCCCATGGAGCCCTGAACGCAAGGCTGCCTGGAAAGCGCAGATGGCGTCGCGGAACAACAAGCCGGCGAGTGGGATGCCGGCGAGTGGGCCGGGCTGGGGTGGTGAGGCGAAGGGCAGCGGCAATCGGAAGGCCGCTGCGCCGAAGATCACCTCGAAAACGGCGGCCGAGATGGCGCAGTTGCCACGGGACTATAACCGGATTGCCAAGCGCGAAGAACTGCACGGCTTCTGGTCGAGCGTCGTGTTCGATGAGGCCGAGGCCACGAACTACCGGATCGCCGCGGCTGAAAAGCTGCACGATCGGCTGTATCCGGCAAAAGACGACGGCGCGGAAGCCGGCAAGATCGTGATCATCGGCGGCTTGCCGGATGGCGATTGAGGTAGTTCTTCCGACGCTTCATCCGGGACAAACCGCCGCTTTCCGCCTCCGCCAACCAGACGGCTCCCCCGCAAGGTTCCGCTCCATCCGCTGCGGGCGCCGGTGGGGCAAGACGCAGTTGCTGGAAACGATCGCCTGTGACGGCGCGACGAAGGGTCAAAACATCGGCGTGTTCGCGCCGGACTATAAGATAACGGCCGAGACCTACACCGAGATCGCGGAAATCCTCGCGCCCATCAAGGCATCCGCCTCGAAGATCGAGGGCGTGATCCGCACCACAACGGGCGGCCGGATCGACTTCTGGACGCTGGACAATGAGCGCGCGGGTCGGTCTCGCAAATACCACAAGGTGCTGATCGACGAGGCCGCATTCGGCAAACCGAACCTAATGCGTGTCTGGGAGACGGCAATCAAGCCGTCCCTTTTGGACTACAGAGGATCGGCTTGGGCGTTCTCGACGCCAAACGGAATTGACGAGGAGAACTTCTTCTGGCGCATCGGCAACCAGCCCGAACATGGGTTCGCCGAGTTTCATGCGCCATCATTCACCAACCCATACCTTCCAGCGGACGAGTTGGAAAAGCTGGAGGCGGAAAACCACCCGCTGGTGTTTCAGCAGGAATACCTGGCGCAGTGGGTTTCGTGGGCTGGCGTGGCGTTCTTCGCCGCCGACAAGCTCTTGGTGGATGGAAAGCCGGTTGCGCTCCCGCGGATTTGCGACAAGGTCTTTGCCGTCATCGACTCCGCCGTTAAGGGCGGCCGTGAGCACGACGGAACATTCGTCAGCTATTGGGCGCGATCGGCCCACCTTGGGCATCCTCTGGTCTGTCTAGATTGGGATGTTGTCCAGATCGATGGCGCAATGCTTGAGCATTGGATACCGGGCGTCTTCCGGCGGTGCGAAGAACTGGCTCGTGAATGCCGGGCGCGGATGGGATCGATAGGTGCGTTCATTGAGGACGCCCAGTCCGGTTCCATTTTGTTGCAGCAGTGCGCCAACCGAGGCCTGCCGGCCCAGGCGTTGCCGTCTACTTTAACCGCGGCCGGCAAGGATAATAGGGCCATCAACGCATCGGGGCCGGTTTACCAGGGCAAGGTTAAATTCTCTGGTCCGGCATACGAGAAGGTCGCGACGTTCAAGGGTGCGACGCGCAATCACCTCTGGTCGCAGATCATCAGCTACCGCGTTGGAGACAAAGCCGCAGCAACGCGCGCTGACGATGGGCTCGATACCTTCACCTATGCTGTCGCTATCACGCTAGGCAACCAGGAAGGCGTTGCCTGACCTAGCGCCGCGTCCGAACCGTATGCCGCGACGCATACGACAGGTAGTTCCCGCCGATCCACACGCCGACCGCCACCAGGAACGCCGGACCGGGCGAAACCTGATTGGCCAGCAGGATAACGAACAGGATCACGGCGCCGGCCGTCATGGCTGCGCCGACAATACCGCGGATGAACCCGCCGAACATGGCCGTCTCCAAATTGGGTCGCGCACCATACGGCCCGGCGCACACATAGGCAACAATTATGCCAGACCCAGTGACCACCCTCGCCGCCGAACTCGCCCGCGCCGGCCACGCCGTGCCGGAAGCCGTCCTACGGGCCGCGCTGCACCGCGCGGACATCCGGCTGTCCCAGGGCCAGCGGGCGACGGCGGAGGCGCATCTGGCCGAGGTCGCGCGTCTGGCGCGGGCGTAACCCATCACCGTGGCTGAAATCTCTCTCAGCGGGCCGGCGCTTGGGAACGCGCTGCAGGAACTACTCGGCGCCGCCGACATCCAGCCGGGTGACGGGCCGAGTTACGAACTGTGCAAGAAAATATACAGTTTCCACGTCTTGGGGGCCAAGCTCGCCGAGACGCCGATCCGCCTGGCGCAGTCGAAGCCGCGCACCATCACCATCCCGAACAGCCCCGAGGATCGGGTCCGCAAGGCGTTCATCGACCAGTGGCGCAAGGATCGCGCCGACCGGAACCTGTTCAACCTGCACGTCCTGAAGCGCGTCTACGGCATCGCGTCCTTGGCGGTTCTAACGAAGGACAAGCCGGCCGACGCGCCGATCGACTACGAGACGCTGTGGAAGGACGAGATCGCGTTCAACGTCCTGGACCCACTGAACACTGCCGGCAGCCTTGTGGGGGATCTGGACCCGAACTCGCTGACCTTCCTGAAGACGGGATCGATCGCTGTCAACGGGCAGAAATACGATCGCACCCGCGCCATCGTGGCCATGAACGAGGAGCCGATCTACCTCGAATGGACGACCAGCTCGTTCGGCTACGTCGGCCGGAGCGTCTACCAGCGCACGCTCTACCCGCTGAAGTCGTTCCTGGAGACAATGCGCGCCGACGCCCTGGTAGCCCGCAAGGCCGGCGTCCTGGTCGCGGCGATGAAGATGGCCGGGTCGATCGTCGATGCCGTCCAAGACTTCCTGTTCGCCCGCAAGCGCCAGGTCGTGAAGGATGCCGAGACCGGGAACATCATCGGAATTGGGACCGAGGAGCGGATAGAATCCCTGAACCTGCAGAACGTGA